AGTGTACGAGTTTTCAACATCAGCAACTGCTATGCCGACAGCAATATACACACACCCAACAAGTACCCACGTCTACACATCAGTTGCTGCCTCAGGTCCTGCTATCTATATTGCTGGATACAATGGCATTCAATCAACCATTCAGAAGTTTACTCTCTCTACTGCTGGCGTAATGCCAACCCTTACTTCAGCAATTGTTGCAGCAGAACTTCCTGTCGGTGAGATTGTCCATAAGATTTATTACTACCTAGGCTATATGGTCATTGGTACTAATCGTGGCATCCGTGTTGCTGCTATATCTGACCAAGATGGTTCAATTAATTATGGTCCACTTATTGTAGAAACTAGCCAACCTTGCTTTGATTTTGCTGCTCGTGACCACTATGTATGGTGTGCCACTGGTGTAGCAGGTGAGCCTGGAGTCATTCGTATTGACCTATCAAATGAACTAGAAACTTTACGTTTCGCTTATGCTAATGACATATACCAAGATGGTGTCACTGGATACAAGACAACTGCTTGTGCCTTCATCGGTAACGATGACCCAACAGTAACTGACAGGCTTGTGTTCTGCACAGCAAACAATGGCACAGCAGATGGAACAATTTACATTGAAGATGCTACAACTCTTCGCACATCAGGCTACATCACTACAGGTAACATCCGCTACGGAACACTTGAGCCTAAGAACTTCAAGCGCCTACTAGGACGTGGTGACTTTACCTATGGTTCTATGACACTAGAGACAGTGGATAAAAACGGCGTTGAGTATGACCACATCTCATATGACTCAAGCGTTAGCCCTATTGAAGTTGGTACATCCAACCCTGCTACTGCTCAAGAGTATGTAGCCTTTAAGTTTATTATGTACCGAGATGGTACAACTTCTAGCCTTGGTCCTGTCTTTAAGGGATACCAGGCTAAGGCAACCATTGCTACCCCACGCCAACGTGTCATTCAATTCCCAGTCTATTGCTATGACTTAGAGACAGACCGATACAATGTGGTTGTTGGCTATGAAGGAAGAGCAACAGAAAGAATCCAGTTACTTGAAAACATTGAGCAATCTGGAGACGTAGTAACCTGGCAAGACCTCACCACTGGTGAGACGCGTCAAGCAACAATCGAACAGGTATCATTCAATCGCGGTACCCCACCAGACAAAGGCTTCTCTGGATTTGGTGGCATCCTTCAAATAACGATTAGGACTGTGTAATGGCTGCATCAGAATGGGCAGCCTTTGCTGTCGCACTAATGACAATTACAGTTGGGTTTACTGGCTTTGTGAAGTGGCTTGTTAAGCACTATCTATCAGAGTTAAAACCAAATGGGGGCGGTTCCGTGAAAGACCAAGTGAACCGATTGGAAACACGAGTTGACCAAATCTATCTCCTCCTCTGCGAGAAGGAAAGCAAGTAAGTACGCAACATTCTTTCTGCTTATAGGAACATCATTCTTATTTCTCCCACAGGCGCAAGCCAATATGGGATTACAGGCTTACTTCTATGATAATCAAACTTCAGATAATCTTTACAACAATGCACCTCCAATACCACCAACAACACCGTTGGTGTTTAGTATTCCAGTAGCAACGGTTGACCAAGACTTTGATTTATACCCTATGCCTGGATTATATGAGGACTTTGTTGTTAAATATGAGGGCTATATAACTGCAACTGAATCGGGTACCGCTAACTTACAGTGCCTAGCAGATGATGGTTGTATTGTAATCATTGATGGTGTAACCATTATTGATGAATGGTATGACAAAGGTACAAGTGGTGACGTTTATCCATATCAGATGATACCTAACCAATCACTTTCATTTACTGTTTGGTATTATGAAAATGGTGGTGGTGCAGTAATCCAACTTCGCTGGCAACTAGAAGATAGGGATTGGACTGTTGTTCCAGAGGCTGTGTTTAGCACAGTTCCAAAGGTGACACCTATCCCTGTTGCAAGTCCCAATCCTGAGACGCAGACCGTTCAGTCCGAAACCGTGACTGCTTCTGAGACCGAAACAACAACTTCTGATACTCAGACTTCCACAACTGAGACAACTTCAGCGACCGTTGATACTCCGACTTCAAGTACCGAATCTCCAACACCTGTGCTACCAACAGAAACATCAACGGTAGATACCCAAACAGTAGAATCAAATCCAACACCTGTAGTTACTCCTCTTCCCGAGCCAGTACCAGTAGTACAACCAGAGCCAATAGTGGCACCGCCACCAACGCCAGAGCCAGAACCATTACCTGAACCTATCCCAGACCCTATACCAGAGCCTGAGCCAGAACCTATTGTAGATGAGGTTGAAGAGCCTAGTCCTGAGGTTCCTGAAGTAGACGAGCCAGTTGTAGAAGAACCAGTGGTCGAAGAACCTGTTGTTGAAACTCCTACGGAGCCTGAGGTCATTGACGAACCAGAGGTACTTGAGCCTGAGGTTGAACTTACCGAACCTGAACCAACGCCTGAACCAATACAACCTGAACCTCCTATTGCCGATGAAGATGCTACCGATGAAGAGAAAGAAATTGTAGCACAAGCGATTATTGAAGAGGCCAACGGCCAACCAGTAACGGCAGAGGCAATCCAGGCAGCAGGTCTTACCTATGCTGATTTGCCAGCCGAGACACCAGTTGAAGTTCGTCAGGATGAGAACGGAAACGAAGTTGTTATTACAGCAGAAGTTGCTGCCGCTTTGATGGTTCTTGAGAACCCAGGCGAATTACTTAACGCAATCTTTACAGACCCAGCACAAGCACTCCTTGCACTTGGTTCTATCGGTGCAGATATGAGTACTGAGGAAAGAGCAGAGTCTGAGAAAACCATTGTTGCTGCAGTTATCGTAGGTCAAATTGCTGGACAGGCTGCAGTAACTGCTGCTGGTGCTGCTGGCGCTTACAGGAGGAAACCATAATGAAGAAATTCTTTTCAGACATAGCCAATCAACTATGGACTTTGCTAGGTATGTTTATTGCCTGGGTAGTTCTTGATGGTTCAGCAAAGACAATCGTTGGTTACGCAATAATTGCAACACTTGTTGCGTGGGCAATTACACTCAACATCAGAAATCTAAAGGACGAATAATGGACACACTAAAGAACGTAATGATGAGAATTTTTGCAGTCATCGCTGCTGAGTCTCTCGGAGTTATTGGTGCTGGTTCTCTCGTAGGTATTCAAGTATGGCAAGCAGCAGTACTGGCAGGTGCACTAGGTGCAGCCCGTGTACTAGAAGCACTAGCCCGTTTCTACCTAGCAGATGGAAGCCTGACATCAGAAGAAATCAATGCAGCCTTTGCCAAGGTTGATAAGAAAGCGAGTGAGTAAATGGGACAAAGACTAGACTTCATCAAGGTAGCCGAAGGCGAACTAGGTGTAATTGAAGGTCCGAAGGAAAACGAGACAAAGTACGGCGCATTTACAAAAGCAAACTTCCTACCTTGGTGCGGTTCTTTTGTGAACTGGTGTGCCAATGAAGTGGGTTTGAAGATTCCTAACTGTGTATCTACAGTGGCAGGAGCAACAGCCTTTATGAAGAAGAAGCAATGGGAGAAGGCAGAGGAAGCAATCCCTCTACCTGGCGACGTGGTATTCTTTGATTTCCCGAACGATGGCGTTGACCGCATCTCCCATATTGGGATTGTAGTCAAGGACAACGGAGACGGGACGGTCACCTGTATCGAAGGCAACACTGCCCCAGATAAGAAGGGTGACCAGCGTAACGGAGGGCAAGTCTGCCTGAAGGTACGTGCCTACAAGAAGAAGAATGGTTCCAAACTCCGCAGGTCACAGGCTGTGACAATCGTGGGATTTGGTAAGCCAGTCTTCAAGTCATAAGGAGAAAAATGAATACAACTAAACTCGTTGCTATCGCAACTACTTACGCACGTGCAGCGGTCCCAGCAGTGGTGGCCTTGTACGCAGCAGGAGTGACAGACCCAAAGACGCTGGCATATGCTTTCGCATCAGCGTTCATTGCCCCACTCTGGAAGGCACTAGACCCTAAGGCCAAGGAATTTGGCATTGGAAGCAAGAAGTAAACACCCTCAAATAGGGGCCTAACAGCCCCATAGAGACACTAAGACCCTCACCTCTAGGTACTTACCTAGGAGTGGGGGTCTTTTTCTCATTTCTTTTGAATCCAAACCTGGTAATCCTGGCTGAGTAGTACGTACTCACCCTGCTTTTCTTGCAGGAAATTATCTATATCAATCATAGGGCGAAGGGATGGGTGAACATCCTGACCCCATAGGTAGTCATCAAAGGCAAGGATGCCTTGGGACTTAAGCAGTGGCCACGCATTGGTGGCATCACGATAGACAGCCTTCTCGGTGTGGTCACCGTCAATGTAGATGAAGTCGTACTTCTCCTTGAGGTTAGGTAGCACATAGGTTGAGTCACCCTTGATGGACATTACGTTCTCGTACTTGTCCATTCGGTTGAGATAGATTCCATAGATTGCATCAAAATCCATAGCCTCGTGCTCACGCTCATCTGAACCTTGCCAGGTATCTACATCGGTAAGGGTTGATGATGGGTCAAGAAGAATACTGGTCAGTAACCAGTCACTGGCATCGCCAGTATATACACCCACCTGTAGAAACTTGAGGTTAGGTTTGCCCTTGAACTTGGTCAGGTGATTCTCAAAGTTATACTTCTGGCTATCAAACCAGTTGGGATAGTTCGGCGTGTCGTTTTCCATTAAGTGTCCTGTCTGTGTATACTTAGTTATATAATAACATATAAATAATATATAGGCGCGGAGCGCCTTATATAATATATATAATTATTATTATATACTACAATAGATTTAGATAGTACCCTTGTTTTAAGTACCCTCCTGTCCTTGATAGGGGTACTATCTAACAACTTACTAGACGGAGGAATAAATGCACAACCCATTCAAAAGAAAACCAGACGAGTTTGATTCATTGGTTTCGATTCTCCTATCGGAGATTGATGAACTCGTAATCCTCATTGAGGAAATTCGCAAGGACCTTGATGACCTGACCGACTTTGTAGAAGAACGCCTTGATTAAGTTAAATGATTACACTCTACCTGAGCACATCAGTTACTCAGCATTCACAACCTATCTGACTTGCGGTTATCAGTACTACCTAGGCAGACTACTGCAGGTACCTGAGGAGCCAAGCATCTGGTCAGCAGGTGGCCGTGCATTCCACTACGCAACGGAGTTGTACGACTATGACAACGAATGAACTATGGGCTAAGGCTTGGAAGAAAGAAACCGAAGGTTTAGACCTCAACACTGCACGACGTGCAGGACGTTCAACCAAGGACAATCCTAACAAAGAGGATGGCTTTTGGTGGGACACTAATGGTTCCATTTGGGTAGACAACTACATCAAGTGGCGCAAGAACAATCCTAACTGGAAAATCTGGACAACTCCACAAGGTGCTCGTGCCATCGAACTGGAGTTGAATCCAGTAATCTCAGGTGTACCAGTGAAGATGTTTATTGACAGAATCTTTGAGGTAGACGGTAAGTTAGTTATCGTTGACTTGAAGACATCACGTACACGCCCAACCTCTGACCTTCAGTTAGGCTTCTACAAAGTAGGAGTCGAACAGATGATAGGAGCAGAAGTCAATCTAGGAAACTACTGGATGTCTCGTGAGTCGGGGACAGGAGAGATGATTGACCTAAGTAGATATACGCTAGACACGCTTGAGTACTTTGTCGATGGGTTTGATAAAGCACGCAAGGCTGGTATATTTCTACCGAACCTACAATCGTGCAATTTCTGTGGACTCACAGCACATTGCCAATTCACAAAGGAAAAGAAATGACAACAGAAAACTGGAAGTTGCAAGTATCGGTTAAGTCTCCTAATGGTGACTTGATTAACATTCGTGCCAACACAGCAGATGAACTGAGCGTAATGCTTGAAGGTATTACAGACTACTCACATCAGATTGCTGCTACATCTAAGGCGGTTGCTGCTGCTTACACAGTACTCCCTTTAGCGACTGGCGGTTCAACTCAAGACACCGCGCCAGCGCCATCCTTCGTAGCAACCCAGGCGCCGAGTCCTTCCGCAGGGCAAGCAGGGATGTCTACGCCGACTTGCGTACACGGAGCACGCATCTTCCGACAGGGAGTGAGCAAGACCAACGGGAAGCCTTACGCATTTTGGGCTTGCCCGACACCACAGGGAACACCAGACCAGTGCAAACCCGTGAACTAATACAAGAAGAAATGCTATAAGAATTGGTGGAGGGGTAGTCAGACGGGGAAGGTGATTGCCCCTCTTCCAACTTAAGACAGGAGATGTAATGAGAACTTTAGTAAGAAGTGTAGGACGACAGGATATTGGCGGTGAACCGCTACCAAGTTGCTTCAAAACATTTGATAACAACAAGATTATATTTCGCAGGTCAGAAGTATCTATGCTTGCAGGTACACCTGGTGTAGGTAAGTCAACACTTGCTATTGCACTAGCGTTGAAGATGAAGGTACCTTGCCTATACATCTCAGCAGATACCAATGCACACACTATGGCTATGCGTTTAGCCTCAATGATTTCTGGTAAGAACCAGACTGATGTTGAGAACCTAATGAATGCTGACCCTGGTTGGACGAAGGCTGTGCTACAAAAGAGTAGCCATATTGTCTGGTCATTTGAATCATCACCTACCTTGCAAGATATAGATGAAGAAGTCCAAGCCTTTGAGGAACTCTGGGGTTGCCCACCTGTTGCTATCTTTGTAGATAACTTGATGGACATAGCCACAGATGGTGGAGAAGAGTTCGCATCTATGCGTGCGATTATGAAGGAGTTGAAGTACCTTGCTCGTGCAACTAACACTGCTATTATTATTTTACACCACACTTCTGAGGCTGTTATGGGTAACCCTTGCCAACCTCGTTCTGCCCTCCAAGGTAAGGTGGCACAACTTCCTGCACTTATCTGCACTCTGGGTGTTGTCGGTACTTCTATGGCTGTCGCTCCTGTAAAGAATAGATATGGGCGTGCCGATGCCAACGCTAACCTGACTTGTTGGCTATCATTTAACCCTGAGTATATGTACATCGAAGACATACCAGAGAATGGATAAGAGATGCTAAGAGAAGAAGAAGATGACACGACGCAAGAGATGCGTCAGTTAGTAATGGCTAAGGTAGCAGAAGAGATTGCTGCAATGATTATAAAGATTGAAGAAGCCAAGCCACCCGTCACAGATGAGTGGACAGAGGGTGTTACTGTTGGTATGAACTGGGCTATCCGTATTCTGCGTAAGGATAAGAGCGCATACTAGATGTGGACATACTCTTTAAGTTCAACTGAAGAGGCAACTGTAGTTGAGGTAGGTTATCAGCGACAGAAACCATACTTCGGTGACCCTACTCGTAATGTAAATTACTCTGAGGGTGACTTATGGGAGATGTGGCAACACGTTGTATGTGCTGGGTCAGAGTTAGCCTTTGCTCGTATGATTGGAAGAAAAGATTTTGTCCCACACTATAACAAATGGAAGTCTGAATTAGATATACCAGACTTGGGTGAGGTGAGATACTCCTTCCCCCCGATTAAAGGTCTTCGCTATACCACCAGAGATGATGATGATTTGATTTATGTTTTAACTACTGGTGGATTATGTAACAAAGAACGGCGCATTGGCCCAGATTGGAAGGGGCCAGAGTATGTTGCTGTTGGTTGGATGTATGGTAGAGATTGCAAGAAAGACGAATGGAAGTATAATGAAAAGACTTGGTATGTTCCTATAGAAAGTCTTAAGGAAATGGAGACACTACGCAGTGCCATCACAGTCGCGTAAACATAGAGGATACCGCAGTCAGAAAGTATTGGCGAACTATCTCGCAGAGAACGGGTTTCCGTTTGCTGAGAGCACGGGTGCAGGGCGCAGTGGTACAGATATAACTGGCACGATAGGTATTGACTGGGAAGTCAAGGCAAGAACAGGATTTAATCCTGCCTCTGCTATCGCACAGTTGAAGGAAAGAGATAAAGGATTGTTGGGTCTTGTAGTACTAAGACTTAATGGACAAGGCGAGAAGTCAGTAGACGATTGGGTTTGCTTACTTAGACTGGAGGATGCAGTGAAACTATTAAGGGATGCAGGGTATGGTGATAAAAATTGACAGTGACTTGCCAAACATCGCAGATGTCCTCATACACTATGGTGCGAACTTACGACAAAGACACGGGCAAGTCAACCTTAAGTGTCCGTTCCATTCAGATACGCACCAGTCTGGTTCAGCCAACCTCGACAAGAATATCTTTATATGCTTTGCCTGTGGGGTTCAAGGTAACTCGTTACAAATTATTTCATCAAGAGAAGGAGTGAACATCCGTGAAGCAAAGCGCATTGCAGAAGGAATTACTGGGGAGAGCAACACACAAGTACGCGGAAAGCATCTCTCTGGCTCAAGACTACCTAGCAAGCAGGGGAATTCCTCTGGAGGTAGCACGTCTGGCTCAATTAGGCGTAGTCGCGGAGCCTGAAGTTGGACACGAAGCAATGCTTGGTAGGTTATCAATCCCTTATGTTACAAAGACTGGCGTTGTTGACTTGCGATTTCGTGCACTTAACCCTGCCGTTGAGCCTAAGTATATGGGGTTAACTGGAGCAGAGACAAAGATGTACAACGTACTAGATGTGGAGCGTGCAGGTGATTACATTGGTGTGTGTGAAGGTGAGATAGATACACTCACGCTATCTTCTGTCATTGGTATTCATTGCGTTGGTGTACCTGGTGCTAACAGTTGGAAGAAACATTACACACGATTGCTTGCAGACTTTGAAAGAGTCTTTGTCTTTGCAGATGGTGACCAACCAGGCACAGAGTTCGCCCGTTCTCTAGCCCGTGAACTACCAGTTACCATCATCCAATTACCTGATGGGCAGGATGTAAACTCTATCTTTGTACAAGAAGGTGCTGACTACTTCCATCAGAAGATGGATATGAAGAATGGACTTTGATGCACTCGAACCACCTGAGTCCTACTGCCACGAATGTAAGACACAGTTTGAGAACTCATTTGAATTGATTGACCATACACTAGAAGATGATGAAGAGTTCGACCCATACTATGCACTACCCAATGGGTTCAAGTTGTTGCTCGGTTCTTTGTTAAGGTTTATGTACTACCACAGGAATGAGCCAGAGAAGATAGCGTTGATTAGTCAGTCAACATACGTCACGCTATTTGCGTCTGAGATGGGTTACGATATGGTAGATGAATTGGTTGAAGATATGGTAGTGAAGTCAGAGTTGCAGAACTTGGATGAAGAACTAAGGAAACTCTTAACAAAGGATAATGATGGAGAAGGCGGAGCGTGAAGAGATATGGCAGATTATAACCCATCTGGTAGACCAAGGGCTGAACGTGAAGAGTTATACAATAGAAGGACAGGTATTGAACGTCGTCCTAGCGATTCCGATTTTGAGCAGGCAGTCTGGGATACAATGAAAGAACTCGGTGACCTGCTACTAAGTAAGCACCGCGACTATGGCCCAAAGAATATCTCTGACTCACCAGGTGGTGCGCTCAATGGTCTACGTGTACGTATGCACGACAAGACAGCACGCATCAACAACTTGATTGACAATGGCACTCAGGCACAACACGAACCACTGGAGGATTCCTTCAAAGACCTAGCAAACTATGGTATAATTGCCCTGCTAGTTCTACGGGGAAAGTGGGATAGATGAAAGAGCAGGAACTCTTTGACTGGTTAAAGGCAGAGAAGTTCCCCGACCTCACTCACTCTCCTGAAGTATACGATGGGTTTGATTGTATCTCTGAAGAAGCGAAACTATTTATAGAACTTAAGTCAAGACGTACCCATTACCCTGAACTACTGATTGAGAAGATGAAGTATGACTTCCTTCTTGAAGAGTCTGCTAAGTTAGGGCTGTCGCCCTGGTATATCAACCACACACCCGAAGGTATCTGGGCATTCCCCTTGCTTGAACTTAAAGATATGCAATGGGAAGATAAATGGTTACCATCTACTACAGAATTTGCTAACAAGAATAACAAGATGAAGTTGGTTGGCTTCATCCATACTGACCAAGGGTTTAAGATTATATGATTGAGTGGTCGCGTATTGAACGCTGGCAATACATAGTTGACTCAGTTGCGGCTGAGTATCACAAGAAGTTTGAGATAGATGCAGATGATATACGACAAGTCCTTTACCAATGGTTCGTTGAACACCCTGTCAAGTTAGATACTTGGGAGGCTATCGGTGACAAGGATGCAAAGAACTTAATCTATCGTAGCCTACGCAATCAAGCATTGGATTACTGCCAACACTGGAAGGCTAAGTCAGGTGGGTATGAAACCTCTGACCTGTTCTACTATGAGGCTGATATGGTTGAGGCACTGTTGCCCTCTGTGTTACGAGGTGAGTTCGGTGTGACTGCTAAGTTAAATCTTGGTAGGCCAGGCCGTCCCTCTGCACCCAATGAGGGTGGCAATCTTATGGCTATGATGATTGAGATTGACTATGCCTTTTGGAAATTACCTAAGGATGACAGGAAGATATTATTCCTACGTCACGCTGAGTCGTTAGACTTTGCAAAGATAGGTGAAGAATTAGATATGGGTACTGAGGATGCTGTGCGTATGCGACACAAGCGTGCTATCAAGAAACTTATCCATAAGGTTGGTGGCTTCAGACCTTATAGAGATGATGACTTAGAACCTCAGACTGAAGAGGACAAATAAAAAACCCCCGCCATAGGCGAGGGCTTCTTATTATTGTGTAGGGTTAGTGGCCACCGCAACAGCAACAGAACGTACAACTTCCCTTAGTGTATTCACATTCGTCGTTAACTCCATTTCCATAATACTTGGAACTGGTTAGAGTTAACTCTTCACAACAAGTACTACAGATTGTTATAGTCATAGTCTTCATCCGTTTTCTCCTGTCTAGTGGATGTTAAAACCATTATAGCATATTACTTTTTATTTGTCAAGTGTCGGTGTGTCGCCGTCTAATTCCATTTCACCACTGTCAACCCATAAATGTTCTGGATAATCCTTATCTAACTCTGCATTGTGTAGTTCGACTATCTCTTTCCAACTTTGTATTGTATTCATTCTATCCCCCTGTGCTATAGAAACCAGTGCCAGTAAACTTTACTGCTGGTGCTGACCATACTCTGCTCATTATGTTTTGGCAACAGATAGGTTCGGTGCTGTCACCATATGCCCTCTGTACTTCTTGTGTGCCACCACATAGGTTGCACTTGTATTCATATGTAGGCATTACATCTCTCCATCTATAGGTGTAGGTGCTGTGCTTATGGAACCACAGTCCTTGCACTTCTGTCTTAAGTCATACCAACCGACAGTCCTATCATCATCCCACATCACAGTTATCTCAAACATCAAGCAACCACAGATACAGGCTAAGGTAGGCTCACCAGTTAGGTCGAACATCAATACCAGTTTCTGCGCTGGTGATGTTTCCACGCCTGGCACGGGGTCTGGTATCGGGATTCTATGTAGCGATAAGCCCTTAGTATCTGCACCGCAGGGTCTTTGCTAGTTTCTTTGAGCATCTGGGCTATGCCATAAGCACTACTGCCCTGTTGGTTCTTGGCTAGATGGTCGAATCTGCTTTCCTTTGTGAAGATTTTCACCACACATCTGCGCTGAGTACCATCCCAACCCCAACCTGCCTTGGCAAACTTCATTGCCAGTGCCCTGTTGCGTGCCTTCTCTTCCATCGTAGCCTTGGTTCTTATCTTAGGCTTGACTTCCACCTCAACATCTACCTGCAAGGTGTGGCTAATGGGTATAAGGCTAGCAAGTAGCACAATTCCTATCACTACGAACGCTCTCTTTTTCATCCACTTATTCTACCAATCTTCCTGCGAACATCACGTCTGTGACGTTGCTCGTGTCGCACTGAGTTATGCTTATGTGTTAGCCCTGCTAATAGGGCACGCTCACCTGTGAGCAGGCCACCCCACACTGAACCCACACCACCTATGCTGATGATGTTCTCCTGCTCTAACCCCTGCTCTAGGCACTGTGCCTTTACTGGGCAGGTGTGGCAGGTTTCTATTGCCTCTACTGTGCGTAGCACCATCAACTGTTGCTCATCTGTATAGATTGAGTTCTCGTAGTGCCATAGGTCAGGGTCAGGATGTCCATTACACGCCCCGTCTTGATGCCAGTTGCGGTTCATCTGTTCCGCCAATCTGTGAGAATCCTAGTTGTCTCCTTGCGGGTGGCTACCAATATCAAGATAACAAACAATAGTGTGACGCTCACTACTCCACTCTCACAATCTTGTGTGCCTCTGCATAATCTATATCTTCCCACTCTGTAACCTTGCTACTTTGCACTGAGTAAATCCATTCGTCGTACTCTTTGTTGCTCATCTCTGCAAGATTATCTGGTAGTTCTGTGCCCTCTGGTATCGTCACCTCAACACGCCTTGTGCCACTGATGAGATATGTAATCTGAAACTTAGCCATCATTCCCCCTAGTCGTATTTGTAAATCAATTTGTTGTACGCACCGCACTCCACGCAGGTAAAAATCATCCAGTTGTCGCGGTCTTCCCACTCTTCGTTCTCTGCTCCGCAGATGTAGTCATTGGCTCCGTATGCCTCGCACAATAGGACAGACATATTACAGATTACCTTTCATACAATGGGCAAGTGTGCCCCAACAATATCCTTCACCCTCTACCCACCAAATATGATTGATGAATTGGTATCCAACCCATAATACTGTAGCCATAGCCACAATTACTGCTATGAATAGCACAATCTCACCGCGTTTAGTTAGTCTCATTAGTAACTCCCGTCTTTCATTGATACCCACCCACATCTGTCGCAAGTTACCTTGCCTTCCATAGTCTGACTATCGCCAGTCATTACACAACCGCAAGCCCAGCACTTACCATAACTCATTCTTCTCCCTCGCAATTATGCGCGTCAGCATTCATTGTGGTTAGTCTTTCGCTACAATTTAAGCAAGTAGCAATTTCATTCATTATCATTCCCCCCTTAGTTTGATGATTAGTTCTCTTGCCTTGTCTAGGTTCTCTACTGTCCACACTTCCCCGTCTCTATGGCGTACTGTCCACGTGATTGTGTCATCATCATAGTGCCGTGTGATGCTGTAGTACCCGTGAATATAGTGCCCTGCCTTTAGTCTAGTCAAGTGCATCTTCGTCTACTATCTCGTGCTGTACTGTGATTCCATATAGAGATACAAGGAAGATGGGCAATAGTGCTAGGTATAAGTAAATCAATCTAGGCACCCACAATCTTTGACGGGTATCAAGCAATCACCACATAGAATCTCAGGCATTGACTGCACCCCACGTTTGGTTGTCTAACTCCATTAGGTCATAGTCTCGTGCCCACTCAGGGAAATCTATATCTCGGAAGATAAGTTCATAGCCGTCGTGATTATCCCAATATAATGTGGCGTAGTAGGACATATCCTCGTGCGTGATAAGCAATCGTCTTTCCCACCCTGTCATCCCTTCGCTAAGCACAATCACATCGTAGTCTTGTTTAGTATCCATCATTCCCCCTGTGCTTCTGTGTCTGTCTTGCCTTCTTTGATACATCCCGTGCAGACATACCATCCACCATCTAGCCATTCAAAATCTGCTACGCCCTCACAATATACGCATTCATTCATTCTGCTTCCCCTGTCTCGTATAAGTATCCACCCATAGACGCACCTAGTCCCGTGTGTATCACAATGTCCCCTGCGCTGTCCTGTGTGAGCCTTGCCCCTGGCATATTCTCCTCAACCCATACCTTCAAATCTTGGATGGTGTCCACTTCCTGTAACATCATTCGGCCATCTCCAATTCTTCCTCTAGGTCTAGGCGGTACCCTGCTATCTCTCGCCAATTCACCCGATAGAGTGAGCCGACATCGGTAAGCATTAAGAATAGGTCACGATTATGTATAACATTTTCATAATCGAATAAGGCTTCCACCCATTCCTGCAATCTTTCGCCTAAGTAGTAAGGGTTAATCGCCTCGCCTTCATCGTGTCCTTTGACTTCCTCGCGTACCAATCCGTTCATCTCATTGTAGATTCCTTCGTCATTTTCAAGCCATAGATTCATAGCCCACGTCTCACGATTCGTCCATCCATTGAATTCTTCACACATTAGTTTTCCCCCTTTGGTAGATTCTGTAGTACTACGGCGAGAGAGTCAAGTCTCCCCTGCCAATATGCGTCTCCGATATTCTCGCGCATCTTCTCGAATATAAACTCGGCTTCCTTCTCTATGAACTCTCTCATTAGTTGCTCGCCTTCTCTATTAAGTCTCTCGCTTGCGCTACTTCATCGCTCCACTCTAGGGCTAGGCTATGATTGAGCCATCCCACTATCTGGTCTAGGCTCATTTCATCCCCCACATCTGACGAATCTCTTGCGCTGTAGGCATTGGCTTAGAATCAAATTCTAGCGCGTGGCAATTTAAGCATCGACCTTCTGGAAATACAGACCATTGGTCTATTTTCATTTCGCAATCTGTGCATTTCATTTTCTAGTCTCCCGTCTAGTTCGATAGGCTTGTGCCTATCTCGTGCCCTATGATGTCGTGAACATCGCGCCCCCGTCAAGGGTTAGGGCGGTGAGTTACCTCACACTTTCAACCGATTCTCCATTCTGTCCTAGATGTAAAGTCTCTTCCGCACGTGTCGCAGATGTCCTGCCCGTCGTGATACCTATGCTCGCAGATTAGGCAATCATTCTGACAGTCGCCTAGATGTAAAGTCGTGGCCATTACATCTCCCCATTCTTTAGATGTTGGGCTAAGTCATAGATATTTGAAAGAGTTCCTGCGATAATTAGGGCGGTGATACCGCCTAGGATTGCGTAGAGTAGTGTCGTCATTACTTCACCCCGCAAGCGGTGAGGAACTTCTCGCGGTCAAATCGGTCATTAGTACCCGATAGGGCGGTGGCTAGTTCTCCCGCGATTAGGGCGGGTGAAATCATTGTGTGCCCGTCGTGTTTGGTGAATTGTGCGATAACGTCTGCGATAAGTTGAAAGTCTTTACGTGTCATTATATACTTCCGTTCTAGTCTATGTGCCTTGGGGTGATTCCCTTGGCTACAGATAGAACATTACACGGGGCAAATAGGCGTGTCAATAGATAATCGTGTGAAGTGCGTCACACTTTCGCAGGGTGTGAAGATAGGGGAATTAGGCCAGGAATTCCATTTAATATGTACGCATTAGGGGAATGATAACGGGGGGGATATGTGGCAGGGTGATAGTCACACAACATTCATTTAAGATACATCAATGTATCGTAATTCATTTATATATTACTGAAGAGTAGGACATTTATACCCTACACCTACGGGTGAGGGTTATGGTTGGACACGCACTAGGGTAAGTGTCTAAGTCTATAGGTCTACCTTAGGGTTAGACACTTTGACCCAGGGTTGTTATATATATGGCCAGTACTATACTGTACTGTCCACTCAAAATTTTCTGTTATATTAGGGGTCATATAGTACTTGAACAGGACTTTTGCCCCAGAGGGCAACTATTCTAAAAATATATCCCAAACCGATGTTCGGTTTTGGGTACTTGAACGGGTTATCTTATATAGCAAGAACTATTAAAGTTCTAGCGAACTTCGCTTCGCTAGGGCTTCGCTTCGTTCGATATAATATATAAATATCGAACCTACTTCGTAGGGAATGCGCCAGAGTTATGCCGTTAATTTATGGCCGTTATTAGTGTTATATTTACCCCTCCCAGAGGGCGACTGGATGGGACGTTATGGGACGCAAAGCAGGTAAGCAAGACCTCTCCAAGGTAGAGGCCCAGGAACGGGTACTTCTCCAACTTGAGCAGGGTTTGACCATTACTGCGGCTATGGCCACCGTCAACCGCAACGATACGACTTTTAGACAATGGGTGATGCAATCACCTGAGTTCAAGGAACGCTCCGAGAAAGCCCGACTTATGGGCAAAGGGGTTAAAGCAGACCTTAAGGACATTAAGGAAATTGCCTTCCCTGACTTCTGTGAGCAGTTCCTAGACTCACCCCTCTTCGAGCATCACCTTGACTGGTATGACATCATCGAAGGCCGCGAGCCTAGGTGGATTCACCCAGCGATGACCTACGAGCCTGGCGCCCTCAACCGTGTACTTATCAACGTACCCCCTGAGCACGCCAAGTCCACAGTTATCACGACCAACTACGTCGTCCAC